TGTATGCTTCTTCAGCAGAAATCATTTTCATTAATGCATCAAACTGTTCATCTGTTTGTTTTTTAACTAAATCATCAGTTGCATCTGTTAAATCTTCTGTTGATTCTGTTAAATCTTGCACTGTATTATTTTGCATAGCCATCTCAACCTCTAACCTATGAGCATTTCTCTCAGCATCTTTTGTAGCAATTGCATGATTTCTCATACCTTCTGCGTATTCTTGATGAGCTTCAATTAAACCTTTCTCCCTCAACTCTCTTCTGTTTTCTTCAAGTGCTTGAGTATATTTTTCAGCTATACCTTTGCCACGAGTGAATGCTGGGTTTAAAAAACTCATAACTTTAATAACTAAATCCAAACTTTTTGCAAAGTCTTCTACATCTGGAACTCTACCTAATAACAAATCTAAAAATACACCAGTAACTGCAATTGCATCTTGCATAGCTGGTTCATATTTTTCTATAATCATCAAACCAACTTCGCCAAACTTACTTTGTAAGATTTCAAGCTGACCCTGTAAAGATTCGACTTGTTTGTCTGCGACTTCTTGAGTTACTCCACCAGCATCTTCTAATTTATCTTGGTAAGTTCTTATAGCATCTCCAGCACCAGATAATATCTTTACTGCATCTGCAACACCACGATTAAGTCCTAACTGGTCTAATGTAGATGCTTTTAATTCATCTGACATTGGAGCTAGAACATGGTCAAGTTCTTCTATTAAGTCAGCTACATTCTTTAAGTTTCCATCAGCATCAAACATCTGAAGATTAAGTTTTGCAAACTCTTCACTATTCTTTGCTGTTGCTCTTGGAATATCTCTGAGTAATTGGTTAAGTTTTTCTCCAGCTTCAGCACCTTTAACACCTCTATCTGCAAAAGCTGATAAGACTGCAACACCTTCTTCAATAGATTTGTTTGCTACCTTTAGAGCAGAACCAGCTTTGTTTGTCAATGCTTCTGAGAATTGTTGAACTGATGCGTTGGCTAATGTGTTAGCTTTTACAAGAACATCAGTAACACGAGTTAAATTTTCTAAGTTTTGTTGAGCATCACTTACTGTTAGTCCTAAAGCTGATTGAGCATCAGTTGCTAAGTCAGTAGCAGTAGCCATATCAAACATTCCAGCTTGAGCGAACTTAGCTACTTGTGGTAGAGCTGATATAGACTGTTCTGCATCTAAACCAGCAGATGCTAAGAAGAAAAATGCTTCAGCAGATTGTTCAGCAGAAATTCTAGTTTCTAATGCAACATCTCTAGCAGAGCGAGCCATTGCTTGTTGTTGCTCTTCAGTAGTTTGCATGATTGCAAGCGACTGTGTCATTGCATCATCAAAAGATATAAATGCCCTAGTAGCTTCTACAACAGCTTTAGTTAATGCAGTACCTATTACTAATCCAGCTGTGCCACCTACTTTTGCTAATTTAGCAAAGCTACTATTAGTTTTTTTGGTAGAATTTTCTAACTTATCAAATTGTCTTTTTGCTAAGTCTGCACCCTTAGTAACTATCTGAATTGCTATGTCTGCTATTGCCATTATCTCTGTCTATTCTTTTTGGCTTCAGCATCTGCTAAAGCTCTTGCCTTATTTATTTCTCCTGTTTCCCATTTATAGTATGCAATCCATTGATTGTATTCCATTGAGCTCATTGTAGTCATAAGCTCGCCAACAGTCATGCCAAGTTCTCTAGCTAGTTTAAATCTAAATGTTAAGTCTAAATCAGTCTCAAAATTGCTCTGCTTCCGCAGAACCCCCAACACCATTTAATTCATTTATCTTTAAGAATATCTTATCTATAACTTTTGAGTCCTTCTCATAAAGTTGGTCAATAAGCTCATCATCTAATTCTGGTTCTATTACACATACCTTCAGTAATTCTCTTTGATAATCAAATCCATCAGCACCATCTTTGTTTAAAAGTTTTCCAAGTTGTACTTGCATTCCTTTATTGATGCCACGAACTAATATAGAGAATCCCCATTCTTCGAGTTCAATCTCTTCTTCTGGAACTGAAGGTAGGTTTTTAATATCATCAGCAGATAATCGTTTCATGTATCTCCCTTCTTATCTTATTTAATTGTTACTTAGTGAGTTCCTCTTGTAACTGCACCAGATACTTGTAAGTCTGCACTGTAAGCTACGACATCTCCTACTGGAGAACTGAGTGCATAGTTTGTAAGTATGCATTCGCCAGTATATTTGACTTTACCAGAAGATGTTCCTTCTGGGCTATATTCAAAAGAGAGAGTAGCACTTTGACCTATTACTGCTCCAAATATTGCATCAGCAGTAGCATCAAAGAAGCCAGTGAGACCAATCGTTGAATCGGTTAATCCAACAATATAAGTTTTCGCAGATGCTCCAAGAACGCTTGTCTCAGCAACATCAGCTGTCTCTGGGAAGTCCACATTGTTCACATAAGAACTTATATCAGTTAATGAGCCACCAGAGTTATCTAGTTTAAAAACTGAATCTTTTCCATGTACAAATGCCATTTATTCCTTCTCCTTATTAATTATTTCTTCCAAATCCAACAATAGCATTTATTGTTGGGGTGCTTGAACCGCCAATAGTAGCATGCACTCTTACATACCTATTTATTGTCGTGCCTTCAGCGACCTTCTTTATTTCACTTGTCGCACCTGTTGCTTGAGTGAATGTTACCAAGTCTGCGTAAGTAACATCATCAGCACTATGCTGAATCTTTACATCTCCAGTTGGAGAAGTACCACTTACGCTAGTAACAATTAAAAATGCACCACCACCGCCAGTTGAACTCGCTGAGTTGTCATTGGCAGTTCCCTGTACACCAGTTGTTGTATAAGCACCAGCATTTAATACGAGACCTACTGTAACTCCATTATCTGCTTGAGCATCTATTGAAGTTGCAACTACATCTCCAGTTGGGCTTGATACACCATAGTTAGTAATGTTAGCTACACCGAACTGGGTTCTGTCTCCAGTATCTCAGCCATCAATACCAACAACTAAATCAAAATCTGTACCACCGCTGAGTAATGGTTGTATTGTCGCATCTGCGGTGGCATCAAAGAATCCAGTAAGAGAAAAAGTTCCATCATCTTCTCCCGCTATATATTCTTTACTTCCAGAAGAACCAAAATTTGTTGTCTCAGCTACATCAGCAGTTTTAGCTACATCAACATTATTAAAGTATTGACTAAAGTCTGTTGAGTCTATATGAACTTTTGTACCTTTACCATGAACGAATGCCATTACAATCTACCACGACCCCTTCTTCTTCTTCGGTTACTTCTTCTTGAGCCACTTCCAGAGCCATAACTTCTTCCATATCCCATTATTCTTCTTCTTCCTTTTTGACCCATGCTTCGTTTTCTGGAGTGTCTGGGTCATCAGCTATGAAATGACCTTTTTCATTCCTAGCTCTCTCCAAATCTTTTTCATCTATTACTATACCCTGTTCAAGCAACCATTTAAAAGATTTGCCTAAATCTTGTTTAGTAACTTTTTTACCAGCTTCAAATCGTTTTTTACCAACATCAATTCCGCTTATAATTATGTAACTCATGCTATTACCTCTATCGTAAACTCACAACCTAAGTAGTCTATGTTGTTTATAGTATAGACTCCATAGTTGTCTGCTTCTACTACTCTAACAGATTGTGCTTCTCCACCCAATGTTATATCAGATTCTACTTGTGCTTTGACTGAGCTAGACCCACTCGAAGCCAAGAATGCATCTAATGTATCTTGTGCATCTTGAGCATCAACCCTACTGACATATAAGAAAACTGGAATGGTATAAGTATCTGCACCACGAGCCATTGTTGAATCGTACTCAATATTATCTACAACCCCAACGACTGCTGTTGGTGGTTCAATAGAATCTGGTACAAAAGCAAATACTGATAGTGTAGATATATTTCCTAAGTTAGTTGCTATGCCAGACCTTATTGAAGATAAACTTGCCATTATGTTTTCCTACCTTTTTTAAACTGTCTTTCTATTTGTTTGCCTGCTACTGATAATAGTACTTTACGCTCTGGAGCGGAATCTCTGTAACCCATTTTTAAGAATGGAACTATTGGTGTTCCTTTTTCTGCAATTGATATAGCTACTTGATAAGGATTCATGCCATGTCTCTTTGACCAACCAGTAAGAGCTTTAACTGGCGGGAAGTGTGGTCTTGTTCTATTAAAAGGTTCAGACATTCTAAATTTCTTATTTGGATTCCCATGAACGAATGATGCATGCTTAGCAGTTGCATATATCTTTACTTGATTAGGAATCCTTCCAGTATTTTTAATTCTTGTGTATTTAATACTTCTTCTTAGAGCTCCAGTATCAACTGGTGCATGTTCTTTTGATTTTTCTTTTATAATTTTTCCAGAAGCATTGAAGTAATTCCTAAGCGGAGTCATTAACAAATTGTTTGCTTTTAATCTTTTTCTTAGATTTTCAGCTCCAGTGATTTTAAAAGTAATCTCAGATGAAGCCATTAGAGTCTGTTCTTTATATAACCCTTTATGAGTTCTTTAGCATCTGGGTCAAACTTATTGAAGAGCTCTATCTGCCCAGTTTGTTCGTTACCAAGAATATTGAATGGAGCATCTTTCCTTTTGAATAATCGAAGTGCTTGAATAAGTGTTGCTTGTTTGATTGCTTCTGGTACATAAGAGAAACCAAACTTAGCTGTTATTTCTACATGCTTGAGTATTGTAGGGTCAAATCTCTCAGAACTTCTTGTATCAAGAATTCTAAGAGAAGTATATGGCTCATAGTAAATAGTAGAAGATACCTTAGCTACTATATCTGGATTGACTGGTTCTAAAAAGAAATCAGTATTGAGTGTTAATGTTTTCTCGTAAGTACCATCATCATTATCATCTAATTTAACAACGAGACCAGTAGTAACTGATATATCATCAACATCTAAATACAATGCATTGACTGGAGTGTAAAACCTAGTTTGAACAGTTTCATCTTGATAGAAGTGTCTTCCACAAATTGCATCAATCTGTCTTGAAGCTCCATTGATAGCGTTATCAATGTTATCATCTTGACCACTGCCACTCAAACCAATGTATGCTTTTAAGTCAGTCTTATCGACATACTGAGTATGAGCCACTTAAAACCTACTTAGCTTTATTTTCTTTAGGTGCTTTAGCTTTTGTTGCTACGATATTCCAGCTCTTGTATTCAGCATCTGATACTTCTTGACCTTTTTTACCCATGAGCTTACCTTTAGCCCAACCTTTAGGAAGTCCGCCAGAAGTTTCAACGCATTCGCCAGCATCATTACACCATACATCTTTTTTTAATATCATTTTTTCCTCTCCGACTTGAGAGCCACCATACGAATGATGGCTCATCAAAGTCATATTCTAATCTCTTAGAAGTTTGTAATTGTACAGAAAGCAGTTGCACGATAGATTGGGAATCCCATTCTAACTGTTGCTTTCATAACCATTATGTCTTTTGTGAAGTTTGCATCATGTGAATCAGACATTGCAATTTCCATACCCTGTCTTGCGACAATATGACATGCTTGTCCGCCACCGAACACACCTACAATAGCTGTTCCAGCTGGTCTTGTTGTGTCAGCAATTACTGGTAATCCCCAAAGAGTATTACCGACTGCTCCACCAAAGTTTCCAGCACCTACGAACAATGGGTTCAATGAACCGCTTGTTGTAACTGCATTGACTTCGGTAACAACTTGATACCAGTCAGATGGGTGCATAATGATTGCATCTGGTGTTAAGAAGCTATCTTTTTGAATTTCTGTGATTGCTTCGTACACTTGACCAATTCTTTTTAAGTTTCCACTGTAAGAAGAATAGTCGAATGTGTTAATTCCAGATTTGTTCAATATACCTGTTAAGTTAGGTGCTACACCAGAACCAGCAAGAAGTTGGTCTGTTACAGCAAGTCTAACCATTGTTTGTAATCTTGAATCAAGATATCCCTGTACTGCTGATACATCAGCTAGTAACTCTTCAGTAACTGGTAAGAATGAACCAATTTTTCTAATGTTCTCTGTGTTCTCAGTGAATGCTAATGCATTTTCTCCGAGTGCTGAACCTTCAGCAGTTGCTCCAGAGTTGTTAGTAAATGTGGTTTCTTCTAAATACTTGTATTGGAATTGGTCAGTATTAATGACATCAATTAAATCCAAGATATTTTGTGGTTCTCTTGTAGCAGTCGGAACTACTAAATCAGACCTAGTTACTGCTGGTGGATAACCTGTCTCAGTAAGAGTTGTTTTAAACTCATACTTTGGATTCCACTTTAATTCAGAAGCTACACCCTTTTGTCCGCTTTCCATAAAAGATTTGTAAGCAGAAGATTCTGTGAGTTGTTCTCCGATTGTTCTTGGAGCTTCTTTAGCTTCAACAGCTTCAGATTGAATGCTCACTGGGTCTATAGCATTACCTGCTTCGACATCAGCTTCCATTGCTTTACGCTCGTTCTCAATCTTTGTGGCTTCTTTGACCTTAGCGACCAATTCTGCCATTTTCTCATTTCTCTTAGCCCACTCTTCTTTTTTCTCAGAATCGAAATCAGTTGAATCAAATCCTTTGAATTCGTTTAGAGTGTTTTCTCTGAGTTCGTGGAGTTCCTTTTTAAGCTCGTTTAAGTTGCTCATTATAAGTATCTCCTATATTTCTGGGTCATAGCTCTCGGCTAAAACCCTATTTGTTTCCAACAATAATGTCGTTGCATCAAGTGATTCTTCTTCATCTTTGAGTTCTTCTGGAGCACCAACATCTAAATAAGTATTTAAATCTTGATATGCTTCTTGAAGAGCATCTTGTAGATTAATCAGAATATTCGTTGAATTATCCGACAATGTTTTTTCTTTTTTGAGTCTCAAAGCTGTTAGCTCTTTGAATCTCGTAAGAAGAGCAGACAAATTAGTTAGTAACTCATCTGACTCATCTGCTAATGTCAAACCAGACTTCTCATCTGATTTTTCTTTAACACCTACTGTATATGTATTTTGATTTGCTCCTACTAGCACTGGGCTTACTTCCCAGACTTTTAATTCTTTTAAGTAACGAGCATTCTGTGATTTACCATCTTTTTGAAATGAACCATTTTCAGAATCTAATACTTCATATCCAAAAGACCATTGTTGTAAATCTCCCATAGCTTTGACTGTTGCATAAGCATCTCTGCCTTCTTGGGTGTCCATAATAAATTGACCTTTAAATGTAGCTTTGTCTCCATCAGATACTATCTCGCCACGACCTATTGGTTTTTTCCAGTCGTGAGCCCAGACCATTGCTACACCATTTTCTCCATAACCAGATTTTATTGAGTTAGGAAGAACTACATCTCCATCAGAATCTATTTCATTGAATACAGAAAAAACTGCTTCAACTTTACCTTCTACTTCATTAACTGTTTTTAAGTCTATAGTCTTAGACTCAAATTTTTCTCTATCCATTCTTATATCCTCTTCTCATGATAAATCAATGTACATCTACAATTACATACTAGACCAGCTGGAGCACCGAGTCCACTATCTGCTGGGTATCTCAATTTATATCCAGAGATAACGAATGCTTCGTTCATTCCTACTTCTAGTCCATCTGCAAATAAATGACTATCCCTTACTCTACCATCTCTTTGGGTAAGCCACTCTTTACTTAGAGATAATCCTGTTGCTGTTGCAGATTCATTCATTGCAAAGTTTGATAGAGCAGAACCTTCTGTTCTAGCTATATTCATAGCTCTACCTAGATTTTTCTTTCCAATGACCTTAGATATTTCTTTACGCATATAGTTTTCAAACTTACGACCAGTAAGTCCTAACTCAGTTGCTTCATCAAAAGATTTTCTAAGTGCTCTGTTGAGATTTGTTTTAGCAGTCTTAGAC